TCACATTGAACGATTATGATTGGATGAATTATAATCTGTCTACTCGTTTTAAGACAGAAGAGATGGGAGTATTAGAAATTGAGTTTGAATATTTCGGTATAGTTACTTCACAGATGAATGTAAAACAGACATTAAACGGCAAGGTATATGAAATTACATATGAATATCCAACAGATATTTTCAGTAAAAATTTGATTAAGTTCTTAGAAAAACATATCAGACACTGGAATGAAAAATACACATTTAATGGCGAAGAAGAAGTTATAGATTTCTTTAATGAAGTTCTCGATAAAGGGACTGTTAAAGATGTTGCTGAAATCAATAAAGATGACAACAGACCACAATGCTGCATAGACCATGATAAATATTTTTCAACATGTGACACTTGTGAGTTTGGAGGTGATTAAGTGTTAGTACCTGCAATTTTATACAAAGAACAGATCAAGAAAGAATTTCAAAAATATTATTATACAACAGATATGTTATATGAAACAGGTTGTATGTGTAATTGGAGTCCTGAAATTGCAGAATGTCCAAATGAGAGTCAATTCCAATATGCAATAATTGACAAAAGTGAAAAACTCATTGGCTACTTAGGATATTCCGTTGATTGGTATGCGTCTAAAGCGTATAACTTTGGGTTGTTCTCATTTGACAGGGGGAATGTTCTGGTTGGTAAGGATGTATTCGATAAATTAGAAGAACTAATTAAAACATTACATAGAGTTGAATGGAGAGCTGTTGGTGGCAATCCTGCTTGTAGAGGATATGATAGCTTTATCGAGAGACATAATGGAACGAAACATGTTTTAAAAGATTCGATTAAAGATAAGAATGGTAAATATCACGATGATATTATTTATGAGATTGTAAGTGAAGAATAATAAATTGGAGGTAAAAACATGGATGATTATAGGAATTATATTGTAATTGGACATAAATATAATGGGTTAGGAGAATCTGCTGATACTGATAGTTGGGACAATGTAAAATATGATTTTAATACAGAAGACGAAGTGAAAGATTTTCTGAGCAGGAATCCATCATATTTATTTCGTTTAAAAGCAATTTACAAAGTAAAAAAATTGGATATTAATCATTTTGTTTAAACATTAAAGGTTAAAAACACAAGAATCCAATCTTTCTTTTGGAAATTTTTAATCATATCTAAGCCATTCGGCTATGGGAATCCCAACAAATAAGAGAATAAAATATCAGAAAGGTGGTGAAAAGTAGTGCATCCAAGTGAATTTTTTGAAAATTGCTCATTAAGAACTGGAATTGATATATTTGAAATTTTTGATGAAGATTTGAAACAAAAATTAAAAAGTATTCATCCTAAAAATTTCTTAAAAACAAAAATTACCCTACCAGTTTATAAAATAAATTTGTCTTATGTGACAGAAAAAGGAAATTACAAGACAGTTGATAGAT